CCGCACGTTTCCCATTCTGTATCCAGTCCAATACAGGTAAGGGTTTCCCCGATTGGCTTTGACGAAACGCTTACATACCCGAGATTCCGTACGAACACGGACAGTGACGACCAGAGCCGTTTGGGGGCATTGCGGGATTTGGCGCACCGGGTGATGGGTGTTGAGCTGATGCCGTGGCAGGAGATGGTGCTCGGCGATCAGCTGGGGCTCGGGCCGGATGGTCGCCCGGTGTTTCGGCAGTCGGTGGTGAGTGTGGCGCGTCAGAACGGCAAGTCCGTTGCGTTGAAAGCACTGGTCCTGTACTGGCTAATCGAGATGCCCAGGCTTCGGGGGCAACAGCAAACAGTGTTGACTACGGCGCACCGTTTGGACTTGGCGGCGGAGCTGTTCAACCAATTAGCCCCAATTCTTGAGGCCCAATTTCAGGCGAAGGTGATCTACAGCTACGGGCGACAGTCCGTCGAGCTCCCGGCGGTCGGTGACTACCCCGGTGCCCGGTGGCTGGTCCGGGCAGCAACCCCGTCAGCGGGGCACGGCCTGAGCGTGGATCTGGCGGTGGTGGACGAGCTGTGGGGCTGCTCCGCTGACAGCATCGAGGGCGGCATCATCCCGACCATGCGAGCCCGGCGCGACCCGCTCCTGTCCTGCTGGTCCACCGCTGGGACGGAGGCCGAGTCGGATGTGTTCAAGCGGATGCGGGAACGCGGCCTCGCCGACATTGACACCGGGCGCAGATCCAAGCTGTACTACGCCGAATGGTCCCCACCGTCCACGCTCGACCCGCTGACAGTGGAAGCTGCACGATGGGCCAACCCCGCCCTCGGAATAACCCTGGAAGAAGAGACCATTGTTGAGGAGCTGCGGCAACCCAACCGAGAAGAAGTGCTCCGCACCGTTTGCAACCTGTGGGTGCAGTCCCACCGGGCGTGGCTGGACGCAGGCCTGTTCGAGTCGTTCCGTGCCGACATCGAGATGCCCGCCGACGGCGGAGTCCTAGCCGTCGAGAGTGCGTCAACTGACCAACGCTTTGTTGGTGTCCGCGCAGTGGAGGTCGGCAACCAGGTGCACTGCACCGTCGAGTTCATTGTGGACAACCTGGGGGATCTGTGGGCGGCGGTCCGGGAATCCCAGAAAGCCCACAAAGGACAAACGCTTGCAATCGGGGCCAGTCTGGACGTGCACCTGTCGCCGGAGCTGAAGGGCCGTGCCGTCCTGTGCGGTGTGCGAGAGCTGCAGAAATGGACCGTCATTGTCCGCAGCATGATTATGGGTGGGCAGGTCCGCCACACCGGGGAACAGCTCCTGATCGAGCAGGTGTCCCGCGCAGTCGCTGTCAAGCACCAGGGACATTTGTCGTTGTCGTCGGCGCGATCACCGGGGGACACGTCGCTGTGCCGGGCGATGGTGTGGGCGGTCGCCCAGGCAGGCAAACCCAAGGTGCAGCCCCGCGTCTCGTACGCGTTTGCCGACTGAGGTCTCTCGTTCTGTATCTGTGACCTATCGTTGCAAATGCAACAAGGCTGTGTCACAATCGCGTCGTGGCATTGTTCGCACGAAAGAACCCACCCGCGTTCGGGGCTGAACCCGTCCGCGCTGCAGCTGGTGCCGCCGCGCAAACCTCGCTCATCAACCAGACCATCGGGTTCACCAGCTTCTGGGACCGCAACCAGGCCATTCAGAACGCAACCATCAGCCGCGCCCGCGACCTGATCGTGTCGATGGTGTCCGGGCTCCCGATCAACCAGTACGGCCTGCAGTGGGTTGGCGAGGAATACGAGGAAGTGCCGCTGCCGGGCGAGACGTGGATGTCGCGCCCCGATCCAAACGTGACCCGCCAATTCCTCCTAGCTTGGACGACCGACGACCTTTACTTCCACGGGAAGGCCGTGTGGTATGTGACCTCCCGGTCCAAGACCACCAACTTCCCGCTGTCGTTCCAGTGGCTACCCATGAACGACATCCAGGCACTGGACATGTCCAGCGATATCTGGCCCCGCTCCTCCAACCAGCTGACCTACAACGGCATCGAGCTTGACATGAACAACGTCGTGCAATTCCTGTCCCCCATTCAGGGGCTGCTGTACGCCGGGTGGCGCGAGCTCGAAATAGCAAACCGCCTGGACACCGCCGCAATGCGCTTTGCCACCAACGAAATCACTGCTGGTTATCTGCAGCAGACCGCCGGGTCCGAACCGATGGAAGCCGAGGACTTGGCAGATCTCGCAGCTGCGTGGTCGTCCGCTAGGCGCAGGAACGCTATCGGCGCACTGAACAGCGCGGTCGAGTGGAAAGAGTTCTCCAGCGACCCGTCCAAGCTGCAGCTGGTTGAGGCCCGCCGCCACACCATGTCCACGCTTGCAAACCTTGCGAACGTGCCGCAGTACCTGGTCGGCGCGGACACCGGATCTGGCATGACGTACCAGAACGCGGTCGAGTCACAGAAGCAGCTGTACTACTACGGCGCAAAGCCCTACATCGACTGCTTGTCGCAGCGGCTCTCGATGGATGACATCCTGCCCAGGGGCCGTTTCTGCCGGGTTGACGTGTCCGAGTTCATCCGTGAACCCGAAATGGAAATGGGCCCGGAAGAGTCCGAAAGCGAACCCACAAGGGAGCCCGCATGAGAATCAACTTCAGCAATTCGTCCGTCACGTTGGACGCGGCCGCCGGGGACAGCGAGCCGCGCATCTCGGGCATTGCGGCCCCGTATGGGGTTGATGCCGAGGTTTCCACCGGGCAGCGCGTCCGCATCATGGCTGGCGCGCTGCCTGTGGACGGCAAGATGCCCCGCCTCGTGATCGAGCACGACACCAGCCGAGTGGTCGGTGTCGTCGACATGCGCGAAGAAACCGATGCCGGGATGCTGTTCAGTGCCCGCATCGCTGACACCGCCGAGGGCCGCGACCTAATCGCACTGCTCAAGATGCAGGCTCTCGACTCAGTCTCCGTTGGTCTGTCCGTGACGGACTACGAGATGGACGGCAAGACCATGCTGGTCAAAGCCGCCGCGTGGGAGGAGCTGTCTGTCGTGTACCAGCCAGCGTTCCCGCAAGCCCAGATAACCCAGATCGCAGCCTCCAACCCGGAGGATGACGAACCACAACCCGACACAGAGGAGAACAACGTGTCCACAGAATCCACCCCGGTCGAGGCCGCAGCTGCCGAGACCCCCATCCCGACCACCCCGGTCTACGCAGCGGCACCCAAGCCCGCCCGTCTCCCGTCAGCAGCCGAGTACATCGCTGGCATCCTGAAGGGCGGCGAGGCAGCCGAAGCCATCCGCAAGCAGGTCCGCGCAGCGGCTCCGAACGTCACAACCGCAGACGACGGTGGCCTCCTGCCGGAAGTGTTGATCGCCCCGGTGTACGACAACTTCATCGGAAACCGCCCCGTGGTGGATGCCGTCGGAGTCAGGGCAATGCCCGCAGACGGTGCCGTGTTCCGCGTTCCGTACGTCTCGACCCACGCCAGCATCAGCCAGCAGGCCGCCGAGCTTGACACGCTGCAGGCATCGCTGTACGCCGTGTCCTCGTTCGACATAACCAAGCTCACTTTCGGGGGCTACTCGTCCGTGTCCGAACAGATCATCGACTGGTCCAGCCCGGAGATCATCGGCAGCATGCTTTCCGATATGGGCCGCGTCTACGCGTACCAGACCGACAACTACGCCGCTGACCAGCTCCTGGCTGGGTGCTCGCAGTCCGCAGTCCTCACCGACCCGACCTCCCCGTCGGAGTGGGTGTCGGACATCTACGACGCAGCCGTCACCATCATCAACAACTCGAACGGCAACGTGCCCACGCACCTGTTCCTCAGCCCGAACATGTTCGGCTACCTGGGCAAGCTCGTTGACACCACGGGCCGTCCGCTGCTGGCACCGACCATGCCGATGAACGCGTTCGGCAGCCAGGCACCCTCCGGTGCTTTCACGAACGGGTCGGCTTTCGGGCTCACCGTCGTCGTCGACCGCGGCTTCGCAGCAGACACCGTCATCGTCGGTGACCCGTCCGGCTACCAGATCTGGGAGCAGCAGAAGGGCGCAATCAGCATCGACGTGCCCTCGACGATGTCCCGCACCATCGCATTCCGTGGCTACTTCGCCACGAAGATGGTCGACGCGACCAAGTTCGTCAAGCTCACCTGATCTGACGACTGAGGCACTGAGGGTCTGAAGCATGGCTACGTTCACCGTGACACACCGCCGCCGGGTGGCAAACACCTGTGCGCTTCAGACCCTCACGCCCACAGACATAGCGGTCGGGCAATCAATCACCGTTGCCGACGTAGGCGGCGGCTTTGACGGCACGTTTACCGTTATCAGCTGCGAGCCGTACGCCCTCAAGGAAGTCGACAGTGCCGGATACCTGGTATTCGACTACAACGACATCCGCGTCAACCAGGTCATCTACGAGGACAGCGGCGACGACCTGGACTACGAGGCCTGCGACGGCACCATCACCTGGACGCAAACCTGCACATGGATCACCAATCAGAACGTGTTGGACTGGCTGGGAATCAGCCCCGCCACCGCCAACGACACAGCGTTCGTAACGGTATGCACGGATGCCGCGAACGCCCTGGCGCACCGTCGTAGAAGGGCTGCGGGTTATACCGACTCCCTCACGACGGTGCCCAGCGGTGATGTCAAGCTCGGCACGATAATGTTTGCAGGCAACCTGTACAGGATGAGGGGCAGCGTCGAATACCAGTCGTTTGAGGCGTACTCGTCCAGCACACAACCCATCAGCGCAATGGGAGAGATCCTCCGGCTGTGGGGATGCAACAGGGCGCAGGTGGCATGAGGTGGGCCGCACCAATGACGCAAGAGAACGCCTCGTCGCAGAGCTGGTGGCAGCAGGTCTGGCAGTCGTTGAGGACTCCCGCAAC